GCGCACAAGACCTCCAAGGGAGAGTTCAGCTGCAGCCATACGTGCAAGACAAGGATGGTCGATCTCGTCAATCGAAGTTAAAGAGAAACGCTCAATTGGGTGGTCTCGCCAGTAGGTCGCAAACAATTTCTCGAAACGAGAAAGTGGACGATCAACTATACCGAGACCCCCCATATGAGCAGGAAGGGACCAAGAATTAGGGAGGCGCTTAAGGAGCAATAAGCGACGCGAGATAAACTCACTCCGGAATTCTTCGTTAAAACGTTCCCCCAAAAGATCCTTAAATTTCGAAAATTCGCCTGAGACAGTACCCGAGGAAACTCGAGTATCATCTCCCGACTGCGAGCGCTTGTTACCAAAGAGAAGACCAAGATTACAGTATGGTGTCTGATCACAAACAAATTCTGCACAAAGGGTATCCTTACGGACCCTAAATTCAGTACTGTTAATGATACAGAAATCACGACTGTAGTAGTTCTTCCCTATACTGGGAACAAGACCAAGCTCACGGCCAGAGGACTGCCACCACTCATAACCCCTAGGGGAAATGGGAAAGAGGCAATCGTCACCGTTGATGAGCATGGGTGCTTGCATTAAAGGGATAGTCTCATTACGCGAAAACTCGATGGAGGCTCGGCAAAGAGCAGCATTCACAATACAGAGGACAGGAAAGCTTATGAAGCTACCCATCAACTGACCATTCTTCTGAATAACGGTGTCCACCCCTTGGGAGGTAGTACCGTAATCCAAAAGATGGCCTGTGAGTGCCCGCTTGAGCGGAAGCCAAAATCGAGGATCGATAAAGGATTGCCATTCTTCTATGACTGCTTCAGAGCATACGGACTTTAAATAGTCTGTGGCTGCCTCATAGTCGCCACTTACAAGTTTCTCATCTGTTCTCATATGATTGAACATCTCGTCGACATCTAACGATTCGACGGGACGTCCCGTTATACGGAAACAGGGGAAAGCTTGCAGAGACCTCCAAAAAGGTTTCTGAAAGGGTTGTACCAGCCAATGCCGAATTGCTTCGGCTTTGGTTATAGTACGAACCTTAAAGGCTTCTAACAAGGCAACGGGTGAGGCCCGTAAAAGGGCCTGGTCCGCGTTCCAGTCATTAAGAAGAAGGGCAAAGACCGAATCAAGACAAGGTTTAACCAGCTTGATAAGGCCTGTTTTGGGGAACCAAACAAAACTCCAGTCAAACTCAAAATCAATTTGACTAAGAATTTCGTTGAGGGCACCACCGTTTCCGCGTTTGCGTTCGTAGCAAGCAGAGAGCGACGGTCTACAATTAATCTCGAGTTTCCTTAATAACGGACGCAGTATTGGCGCGATTTCTCGCGCCGTCCGACGGACTTCGTTAAGGAGGTCGTGAGGAGGTTCTTCCAGTTCCGTTCCGAGGAGTGTACGATGTTTCTGCAATGCTGCAGTAACAAACGACACCCCAGGACGGAGCGTCCCCTTTTTCAGATTCAAGAGTTGAAACACAAAGAGTTCGACCTTACGAGGCTGACTCATTCTTTTAAGAATGAGCTCCTTCTTGAGGTAAGAGCTCCCAAAGTTCAACGGAGAGTCTGTCCAGGGATAAACTGGAAGTTCCTCTTGACGATTCGCCCAAGAGTAGATGTAGGCTATTTTCGCTTTCGCTTCCTTTTCGAGCTTCTCGTCTAAAGATCTGCACCACCAGTACGCAAGGAACTGGGATGCATCTCTTTCAAAGACTTTTGAGACACGCTCGGAGAGAAAACCGGAAACTAGCACCTTTAGACAATCATAAAGGCGCTTGGCTCGATCATAAGCATCAGTAACAAAGGAAACCATCTCACACAATGAGACTGGTTTCCCCTCTTCAAACCGATCAACCAACCAGTTGAAAGGTCGCGTTATAGTATAAGGAGCTTTTACCAATACCTTACTGCCAGTGTTCTGGTAGACAGAAAGGTAGAGGTTCCTATTATTACAACGGGGCGATTTTAATATTTGGTTCGCCAGCCATGTGAATTGGAAAGATTCCATTTCACGATTTGAAACACTAAGAAAGATCAAC